ATTTCCTTGAGCACATCAGCCTCCTTCGCTTATAGTATAAGTGAAGGCGGCCGAGGAGCTGAGATAGTTTCTATCATAACTCCTATATTGTCACATCGTCCTATGGAGGATGAGACAATAACCATTCCCTGGATCACCTTATTCACCCCAAAAGGGGAAGAGAGGTGGCGCCATTGGTGCCGGGAGTACCCATATTATGAGTACCCTGAACTAGGGTTTGGTGAAATGACTCCCGATACAATCGGGTCATTTCAAGTCTTTCGACAAGGATTTGGGAAGGCCATTGGCCCCCAGATCCTAGCTTGTAGCTATCTTTCTATGAAAGAATTTCGAGAGACACGTACAACCAAGGAAGTTCCTATTCGTGCAATTGCTATACCAGAATCTGGTGGCAAAACACGGATAGTAACTACCGGGCCATATTGGCTCAATGTACTACAGCAGGGATCTGCCCATGTATCACGGGCATTCCTTCGTTCCCACCCATCAGCTTCTGCTGGGTTGGGAAAAGTGGACCAAGCTTGGCAATACCTATACTTAGCCAGTAAAGCAGAGGGTTTCCCATTGGGATCCCGCTGCTTAAGCTCCGACCTCGAAGAGGCAACGGATGCTATACCCCACGAGGTTGCATTGCAACTTCTGAAGGGTTTCCAGGAAGGCTTAGGATACCTAAGCCCCCTGTATGACGTTGCGGCGGAACTAGTATCTAGTCCCCGCAGCGTAAAACGCAAAGATGGTAGTTTCTACCAAACGTGTCGTGGTGTCTTTATGGGAGAACCTCTCACAAAGACAGTTCTGACGCTTTTAAATCTTGCGTGTGAAGAGATCGCAATTAGGCATTACCTAAAGATCTCTTATGATCTCCCAGTCCAGGTTTCCTGGAGGGCCTACAGTGTAGGTGGGGATGATCATATAGCACTTGGACCCATTGGGTATCTCAGTGAGATAACACAAGTGCACTTGCAGTGTGGATCAAAAATCTCCACTACAAAACACGCGGTCTCTTCACGATTCGTGAAGTACTGCGAGAAACTCCTTGATGTAAGAAACTTACTCAAGGGGTTCAATCCTAGGACTATTAATAATAGTACCAAAGATTACGAAGAGTCACCTTTCATAGATAGTGTGAAAGTCCGTTTATTGTCCCCGAGCTCAGTGAGCTCGGTAACCTTCAATGAGAAGAATGTGGCAATAGGCAAAGGCAAGTCGCTGGGTAGAACCCTGCGCTGGCTTAACCTAGACCACTTTCCTCCCAAATGGGTGGACATGGTAAGAGACCGTTTCTTTACAAGAATGGGCTCTTTTATGCCAGATCGCTCCAGTGGAGTTTACTGGCATCTCCTTCTACCCGAGTATCTCGGGGGTTTAGGATTATGGAGAGAAGTGGATATTCCACAACTACTTCATCACCTTCCTGACCCATCAAAGATGGCAGTCAAAGGTTACGTAGATGGTCTATTAGACCGTACTACGGAAAAACTGTTTCGAGGTTTTACCTCGAATTCCTCTTATAGAGGGTACCAGCTCAATGAGTCGGCACAACAGTTAGTAGAGGAGATTATTGTGAATCACATACTCCCTACAGTTCGCTCCATCCATTGGAAGGAAGCGAAGCTAATGGTGGCAGGGTCAGAGACCATGTCAGACCATTTAGTAGCTCAAGCCCTTAGGGCTATGAAATACTTAAGCGAAGAGGAAATCATTGATACCCTACTTCGCCCCTTCCTCTTTTCTGAGATTCTCAGTGGAGAGGCACGGCCCAATGTTTTTAACACTGTGCCATTTAAGAAGAGGTATGCCACATTGTGGGACCTCGTCTACAACGGAATTAACACCCTCACAGAGGATGAACTTCGCAAGAGTTTTAAACGGAATCCGAATAAACCTCTTTATGACATCGGCTCAACAATAGGTTATTACGGTGTGGATCTCATTGAAGAGACCCTCACTGGAATGCCTGTGTTGAAGCTCCAATGGAGTGACATCGGGACACTGACATAGTCAGTACCCGAGTCGCCGATGGTAGTAATGATGATGATGGCCTTCTGGTTTTACCCGAAGGTTATCCGACCATATCATCAGTTGGGC